CGCCACGTTCACGACGTAACGGTCACCCTGCACGCGGTCGTCGCGCGCTGGCGGAAATTCTCGGCGCTCGAGGCTGCCAACTTGGCGACGCTGCTCGAGCGCCTGGCCGACACAAACCGTTGGGGCTTTCATGGCCGGCAGTGCCAGTACCCGAGCGACCTGCATAGCGGCCCCTCGATTTTCCAGAAAGGCCGCGACGGGTACGACGCCTGGGGCTGCACGTTCCGCCAGGCGCTCGCGCCAGGCCCCGACAAGCTGCCAGAAGACCCCGTAATGACCGGCATGCCGCTCGTAGCTGAAAGCTGGCGAGTCACCGACATGAACGACCCCGAGCAGTATCGCCCGATAGAGTAATCACCCATGTTCGGCGCCATCATTAGCCAGCACCTCGGCCCGCTGATTGATCGGCTGGCCGTGCTCGAGACTGAGATCGAGGATCTGCGCCGCCGCGCTGAAAACCATAACCGCATTGGCACGGTGGCCAGCGTCAACGCGGCGGCCGGCACTTGCACGGTAAGTCACGGAGACCTGACCACGCCGTCGATTAAATGGATGAACCCCAGCGCGGGGGAGATCAGCGAAACGCGCGTTCCATCGGTGGGCGAGCAATGCCTGCTGATCAACTACGGCGGCGGCGATGGTGGCGCCCATGCGATCGCCCTCTGCGGCCTTGCCTCGGACGCATTCCCCGCGCCGTCGACGGTGGCCACGCTTCGGCGCCAGGTCTACCCGGACGGCACCGAGAGCAGCTATGACCACGACTCGCACGGTTTCAACTGGGCCAACGGCCCGCTATCGGTCAAGGCCGATCGTGACGGCGTCGTCGTAATGCTCGGCGCCGTTGGGTTCAAGGTTACCTCTGCCGGCTTCTCGCATATCGGCGGCAAGGTCGACCACGACGGCACAAACATCGGCAAAGACCACCTGCATAAAGATACGCAGCCGAAGTCTGGCGCGTTCTCTGGACCTCCTCAATGATCGGAATCGACCGCGATACCGGGGCAATGGTCGACGACTGGCCTCAATTCGTGCAGCGCGCGACCAAGGCCATGACGACGCCCCTCGGCACCCGTCAAAAACGCCCGCTCTACGGCTCGAAGCTGCCGGCAATGCTCGCGCAGAACATGACAGACGAGCACTTGATATTGGCTCAGTCCGAGGCGGTTTCGACCTTCTACAACACCGCCAACGGCGTGGACGACTTCAAGCCCTCGAGTGTGGTCGCTACTCGGCAAGCCTCGGGGCTGCTGCTGCGCTTCGAGGGCACTTGGCTAAACCGAAAAATGACGTTTGAGGTGCTGTTTTGAGCATGCTTCTACCTGGTCAAAACCAGCTGGCCGACCCCGAGATCGTCCTCGTCGAGGACTTCGAGACACTGCTCGCCGAGTTCAAGGCGTTTCTAATCGAGTACGTCAACACCCGATCGCCTACCAACGCTGCGCGCCTGGCTGAGAGCCTGGCCAGCGAGGGCGAGCTGCTGACGATGGCGCTCGAGGCGTTCACGCTTCGACTGCAGGCGCAGGAACGTAAGTGGAATTCAAAAATCAAGCAAATGCTCGCATGGTGGGCCACGGGCAAGAATCTCGACGCCAGGCTCGCCGACGTGGGCCTCGAGCGCCAGGTCATTTCCGAGGGCGACCCCAGCGCTTACCCTCCGATCGATCCGGTTTACGAGAGTGACGACTCGGCCAGGCTGCGCTACTACCTTGCGCCGCACGCGCCGGCTGCAGGATCTCGCCTGCATTACCGCCGCGAGGTGCTGACGCTCGGCGAGCGGGCAATTCTCAAGGTCGAGGCGCCGTCTCCTGGTGTGGTCGTGGTAACTCACACGTTCGCGCCTGACGGCAACGCGGCCAAGGTAAAGGACGGCAACGGCCGGCGCACAGCGGTCGGCTCTGGTGAGGTCGCTGTGACAGTGCTCGGGCGGGCTGGGAACGGCGCGCCGAGCGCGGATCTGCTGGCGGCTGTTCGGTCGCACTTTGCACGCGAGGACGTGGTGCCGGAAACGGACAGCGTCACGGTGCGGGGCGCAACGATCAAGACCTACGCAATCAAGGCGGTTGCCTACATCAACGCCGGCCCTGATACGGCTCTGGTCAAGTCTGCGGCGGTTGCTCAGCTGCAAGCCTATGCCGACGCCTGCCACGTCCTGGCCGGGCGCGTAGAAACGACCATGATCGACTACGTTCTGCACAGTGCCGGCGCCGTCCGCCTGCAGGTGACCGCGCCACTGGCGCCGATCGTTTGCGCTGACAACGAGGCGCCGTATTGCACGGGCATCGACCTGCAGGTGCTGACGCTATGACGGACTACACCGCCGAACGCCAATACAGCCTGTTGCCGGTCAATCGTTCGGCGCTCGAGGAGGCTCTCGACCTCGGGTTCGGTCGGTTTCTCGACCGGATGGCACCGCCATTTCCCGAGCTGATGAATCCCGCCGAGACGCCGGTCGACTTTCTGTCTTACCTGGCGGCCGATCGCGGCGTCGCCGAATGGGACGCGGACGCGCCCGAGGCAGAAAAGCGCTCAATGGTGGCCATGTCCTGGCCGACCAAGCGCCAGGCGGGCACGACCAGGGCGATTAAAAACGCGCTCAAGGGCCTGCAGCTGACGGCGGATGTTACGCCCTGGTACAAGCAGGCCCCGCGCGGCACGCCGTACACCTTCACCCTCGTGGCGTGGGTCAACGACAACCGAAACGGCGCCGAGGTGATTATCTCGCAGTCGCTGTTTCCTCGGCTGATCGCGGCCGTCGACGCGGCCAAGAACGAGCGCACGAGTTACACGATGCAAGTCGGCGCGCTGTTTACAGGCGGCTGGAAGGTCGCCAACGCCTCGCAGGTTCGCAGCCTTGATCGACGATCGCTCGACGCTGTCGCTGTCCAGCCTGACGACGCTGCAAATGAAATTGGCCTGGCTAACGCCAGCGAGGTTCGCAGCGTTTACCACTATTCCGCCGACGCTGTCGGCGTTCCTATCGAGACTGAAAGCCCGTTAGGCGTCGCTAACGCAACCACTATGCGCAGCGTCGTCAGGGTCACTATGGAGGCCGTTTATCTATGAGCACGCCACTACAGCCGGTTATCACGACTGCGGGCCTGGCGGCCATCTGGCGCGCTGACAATACCGGCGTCGCGGCCGAGATCACCCATATCGGGCTCGGCACCAGCGGCTATACGCCGGTCAAGACGCAGACCGCGCTTAGAGCGCGCAAGGGCTTGTATCCCGTGTCGGATGGCCAGCGCCTGAGCGACACCCTACTGCACCTGACGGCGATCGCTGACGACGCTCTCGAGTATTGGGTAAAGGAGGTGGGTTTTTACCTCTCCGACGGCACCCTGCTCGCGGTGTGGTCTGACCCGACGGCCGCTCTGGCCTACAAGTCGACCGCTGCGCAGCTGCTGCTCGCTTATGACCTGTCGCTTTCGGCATTGCCGGCAAACAGCGTAACGATCACCTCGACCGGCGCCGGCTTGAACCTGACGCTTTCCGAGGAGCTTGCGGCTCTGGCTTCGACGCAAATTGCTGAAATGCTGCGGGGTGTAAAGCAGCAGGACACGCTCGAGGTTCAGGCGAAAACAAACCTGATCGTGGGGCAGCAAATTTCCAGCCTCATGGACCGCATGAAAGCTGCCGAGTCTCGGCAGGATGCCGATCACGACAGCTTGCTAACCGCTGTGGCGGCCAATGCGACGGCGCTGATCAACCTACAAACCTTGTTCTCTCAAAAAACTCTCGGAGTCTAATTCGATATGAGTCTCGAATCGCAAATTGCCGATCTGGTGACGGCAACTAACAGCTTGATCGCCACTTTCAACACCAAAAAGGCCGGCATTGATTCTGCTGTCGCAGCGGCCATCGCGGCCGCTCCTGAAACGCTTCGTACCTGGTATGTCGACCAGGTCAACGGATTGGACACCAACAACGGCACGTCGGCCGCAACGGCATTCAGGACGCTTGGCAAAGCGATGGCTTCGACACCGGCCTTTGGCGTTGCCACGGTGCAGTTGATGTCCGACTACACCTTCAACGAAGTGACCACCCAAATCCCCGCGAACGTGGTGGTGGTGGGCAATGGTGCGGTTCGCAACTTGTACCCGAAGTATTACCAAGTGCTCGCTTCGGACGGAGTCACCAGCCAAACCGTAATGGGTGGCATTCAGTTGGTCACTCAGGCCTGCAATATCGAGTTTCGCAACTGCAACCTCGTGTTGCCGAGCAGCGCAGGCGTTGTGCCAGTTCCCACGGTTAACCGCACCACTGGATTTGTGCGGACTAACGGCACCGGCAACGTGCCGCCATTTCTTGGCGTGGCCTTGTCCAGTGTCGCTGTCTCTGCGCCTGCCGACTTTATCGGCTCGCTGGTCGGCGCGACGGTGGCCTCTATCTCCCTGACGGCGATCAGCTCCACGTTCCCAAGCGGTTTTGGCGGCAAGTTTATCGGTGGTATTGCCAGCGGCACTTTGCCGAAAGACACCTCTAACGTCATGAGCAACATCAGCGCGCTGTAAGCCGCTGGGTTCACTTCCAAGGGTAAAAGACATGCAAACCAAAAATCTGAACGTGGTCTACCTGGGCCAGTCCTACGCCGGCTTTGATTTTTCCGGCCTGCCCCTGGCGGCGGCGCTGATCGTCGCGACGCGGCAAATCGACGAGGCATCCGACGCGGCGCGCACCGCCGTGCTGGGTGACGCTCTGCGCGCCGTGGAATATGGGCGCGCCGCGACCGAGGCCCGCGCCTTTGCCGCTGCCGATTATGCCGGCGCCATGCCTCCAACGGTGCAGGCCTGGGCCGACGCGGCCGAGCTGGAGCCTAAGGCCGCCGCTGACAGCATTATCGCCGAGGCGGATGCTTGGCAAGCGGCTCTGTATGCGATTCGCGCGGCGCGCCTCAAGGGCAAGCAACGGGTGCTCAAGGCCGCCAGCCACGACGCTGCCGAGGCGCTGGCCGACGAAGCGATCGCGGCTATTCGCACCAGTATCGAGGGCGTCGGCAACGCCTCCTGATCTGTCCACCACACAAACCTCCCGGCCGCTTAGCGGCTTTTTTTGTGCCTAAGGAATTTGCACTTTGAATCGAACCAACATCGAGCACGCCGTTATCGGCCTGCTGATCATGGGCCTGGTCTGGCTGGGTTTCGCCCTGCTGGGCGTGGTCAATGGCCAATGGATCGGCGCCGCTGCCGGCGTCGCGTTTTTTTTCGGGCGCGAGTACACGCAGGCCGAGCGCGAAGTCGCCAAGGCGCTGGGCGTGTCCCTGGTCGCTCTGCGCTGGTACGCGGGCCTCGACTTCCGAACGTGGTCGCGTGACGCGGTATTTGATCTGCTGTTTCCACTGATCGCCTGTCTCGCCGCCGCTCTCCTGTTGCCGCACCTGGTTGTGCTGTTGCCGCTGCTGCTGTGACGCACTCCCTCGGCTGATCACCCCCTCATTCCCCCAAAGGCCGCCGCGTGCGGCCTTTGTCGTTTCTGGAGCAAACACGCATGGCCAACCGCCAAAAATACACCGTCCTAGTGCCGTTCCCCCACACGGGCGGGCATTGGACCGACGAGGGCGCCGAGCTCGATCTGCTGGACGTGCAAGCGCATGCGCTGGTGACTGCCGGCCGTTTGAAGCTGACCGCCGAGATCGAGGCCGAGGCCGCTGCTGCTGCCGCCACCGAGGCCCCAAAGGCCACCAAGAAAACCCCCGCGAAGGCTGAATAAAGCATGGCAAAGATTACGAATTTCGAGCACAACGGCGTCACGCTCAACGCCACCGAATCGCCCGAGGCAATGGGCGGCATTGGCGACAACGTGATCGGCCTTGTCGGTACGGCGCCTAACGTAGGCCTGGGCATTCCGAAAAATGTCCCGTTTCGCATCAACACCTTCGGCCTCGCTGAGCTGCTGGATCCGACCGGCGCTGAAGAAGGCACCCTGTATCAGACCGTGAAACAGATCCTCAAGGTCGTAAAGGTTCCGATCTATGTCGTGGTAGTCGAAAAGGGCACTACGCCGGCACTGACCACGACCAACGTCGTCGGCGGTGTTGACTCGGCATCCGGCCAGCGAAAAGGCCTGTCGGCGCTGACTACCTGTCAGGAAATGCCGACCATCATCGGCGCGCCGGGCTTCTCGTCCGATCAGGCCGTGCATAGCGAGCTGGCGTCGCTGGGTAAGCGCATTCGCGCGCGGGTAGTGCTGGACGGTAAAGACGTCACCGTCGCCGGCCAGGTGACGAACAGCGAATCGATCGGCGGCGAGGCGCTGGGTTACGACCGCTGCTACCTGGTTCACCAGATGCCGGCCGTTTACTCCAAGGCTGCGCTCGGCAATGTGTTTTTGCCGCCGTCGAGCCTGGCGATCGCTGCGCTCGCGTCGGTCAAGCAGTGGGAAAGCCCCGGCAACCAGGTCACCTACGCGGCCGACGTGTCGCGGACTGTCGAGTACAACATTCTCGACAAGTCCACCGAGGGCGATCTGCTGAACAGCTACGGGATCAGCTACTACGCCCGCACCGACCTGGGCGGCTTCTCGCTGCTGGGTAACCGCTCCATCACCGGCAAATTCATCAGCTACGTGGGGCTCGAGGACGCGATCGCTCGCAAGCTGGTCGGGGCGGCTCAAAAGGTCATGGCCAAGAACCTGACCAAAGGGTTCATGGATCAGGAAGTCGAGCGCGTCGACCAATGGCTGCAGACGCTCGTCGCTGACGGCACCATTCCGGGCGGCAAGGTGTACTTGCACCCCGAGCTGAACAGCGTCGAGAAGTACAAAAACGGCACCTGGTATCTGTGCATTGACTACGGCCGCTATGCCCCGAACGAGCACATGGTTTACCAGCTCAACGCAAGCGACGCCATCATCGAAGAATTCTTGGGGGATGTTCTCTAATGTTTACCAACCGCGTAAGACAGATCATCACGGCGACCCTGCAGGGCCTGCCGCTGATGGCGACAATCGAAGAATTCGAGCCGCCGAAAATCGATTTTGAAATGGAAGAAATGCGCGGCGGCCGCTTTGTCGCCGAGGAAATGGCGACCGGCCTCAAGGCCTTGAGCGCCAAGCTGACGCTGCAGGGCATTGGCCTCGCGATCATGACCGCGCTCGGCGTCAGCGGCGGCGATGACATCATGTTGACCGTGCAGGAAGCGGGCGAGGATCAGGACGGCAACGAGTGGTTCACCTACTACATCTGCGCCGGCAAGCTGAAAGTCTTTGAGGAGAAAACCCTCAAGATGAAAGACAAGCCCGTCACCATTCTGGAAATCGCGCTGAAAAGTTACCAGCGCCTCGAGAATGGCGTGCCGATGACCAACATCAACACCCGCACGCAGGTGGTCACCATCAACGGCGTGGACATGATGAAAGGCGCTCGCCGCCTGGCACTCCTGGTCTAAATCGACTCCCCCACAAACGACCGCCTTCGGGCGGTTTTTTGTTGTTTGAAGGAAAGTAAACAATGCAAGAAAAGCAGCCTTGGGCACTCCCTGATCACACCCTGCGTTTCCCGGTCGACCTGGCCGACGGCCGATCGCTGACTACTGTCAGCCTGCGTCCTTTCACCGTGGCCGAGCACCGCGCCGCGATCGCCAAGGCCGGCGCCGATGAGGACGACCATTTCGAGGCGCTGCTGCGCCTGGCAAGCGGGCTGTCTGAGGAGGATCTCGGCGAGGTTAAGCGCCCCGACTATGTGACGCTCTCGACCATGATTCACGAGTACGTGAGCCTCCCGGCCTCCTATTTCCTCGAGCGCCTGCCAGAAGACCCCGACGACGCCGAGCTGCTCGTGCCGATCAAGGGCATCGGTCGCACGATCGATCGTCTGCAGCTGCAGGTGCCGGGCATGAAAGTCACCAAAGCAATGCGAAAAATGAAGACCGACAACGAGCGCGCGGACTTCTGCAGCGCCAGTTGCGCCGGCCTTTCAGTTCCTGAAATTCAGCGTTTGAGCATTCCTGACTGGACTCAGCTACAGGGGCGCTTGAACGATTTTTTGAACAAACCGGCTGCTTACTTTCAGTAAACGACGTCGAGGTAATTCTCGACATTGTGCCCCTCGCTTACAACGTAACCGAGGCGGAAATTCTGGAGTGGGACGCCGAGACGGGGCTGCGTCGCTATGAATTGGCGATGACCCGTTTGCGCGTGAACAAGGGGTAAGGCATGGCGGAATCTAAATACTCGCTGCGCCTGGCCGCGACGGACTCCTATTCGAGCACGTTCGGCGACTTCTCAAAGAAGGCCGGCGAGCTGCAGGAAGGGCTAAAGCTGCAGCAGGCCGAGCTTCAAAAGCTCAACCAGGCCGCGCGGTCGGTCGATGGATACGCGAAGCTGACGCAAAAGGCCGAGGCCACCACGGCGGCGCTGCAGGCGGCTCGAGTCGAGCAGTCGAAAGTCAGCAGGGAGCACCAGGCGGCGGCCGCGAAGGTCGCGCAGCTGACGCAGCAGCACGAGATCGCAGCGGCATCGCTCAAGGCCTTGGCCGCGTCCACTGAGGCGACCACGGCGCAGGTGAAAGCGGCACGGGCTGCCGAGGCGCTTTACGCGCGCGAGCTCAAGTCGGCCGCGCTCGAGGTCGCCAAGCTCGACACCGCGCAGGACAAGGCTACAGCGGGCGTCAAGACGCTGCAGGCTGCCCAGCGCGCCGAGGGGAACGAGCTCAAGCGTCTGCAGACGGATCTCGCGGCGGCCGGCGTAGATACCGGCAAACTCGCCAGCGAGCAGAAACGTCTCGAGACGGCCACCGAGGCCGCTAACGCTGCCTTGACGTCTCAACGCGCCAAGCTGGCGGGAGTGAAAGGCGCTCAAGGGCGTATCGACGATAATCGGAATCAGCGCGCGGATCTGCGCGGGCAGATGGTCGAAACGGCGGCGCTCGCCTACGTGGCCAGCCGGCCGATCTCGCAGGCGATGGACATGGAAACCGCCATGGCCGACGTCGGCAAGGTGATCACCTTCGAGGACGGCGGCAAGGAGGAAATGGCCTCGGCCAACTTGAAGTTGGCAAGCGATCGCCTGATCGCCTCCTCGGGAATGACCGCCATCGATCTGGCAAAAATCGAGTACGCGGCGGGTCAATCTGGCATCGGTAACGAGCACAAGGACAAAGACGGGAAGGTCGACGTCAAGGCCAAGACGGCCGAGGTGATGAGCTTCACCCGTGACGCGGCGATCATGGGCTCGGCCTTCGACATTGACGCTCAGACGGCCGGCGAGACTATGGCCGGCTGGCGGGCGTCGATGGGCTTAAACCGAGCACAAACGCTCGACCTGGCCGACTCGACCAACTATCTCGGCAACAACTTTAACGCCAAGGCCGCCGATATTGCGTCGGTGGTCAAGCGTTACGGTGCCGTTGGTAAGGCCTCGGGCCTGACGCCTGAGGAAACCGCCGCGCTGTCGACGGCGTTCCTGAACCCTGGCACCGAGAAAGAAATCGCCGGCACCGGCTTCAAGAACTTTACGGCCGCACTGACCAAGGGCGACGCCGCGACCAGGGGTCAAAAGGAAGTTTGGGAAAAGCTCGGGTTTACGCCTGAGGATCTGGCCAAGGACATGCAGGGTAACGCCCCGGCCACGGTAATGAAGGTGCTCGAGGCGATCAGGGCCGAGCCTGTCGAGGAGCAGGCGGCGGTCGCGACGCAGCTTTTCGGCTCGGAGTCGATCGGCGCGATTCAACCGCTGCTGCAGAACCTCGGTGAGGTGCAGCGCGCCTTTGACATGGTCAAGGATAAGAGCAAATACGCGACGTCGGCGATCGGCGAAAATGGCTCGATGATGCAGGAAGCGGCCGGGGTGGCCAACACCTCGCGCACCGGCTGGAACGCTTTCACCGCGCGACTGACGCGCCTGTCGACGGTTGTCGGCACGGCCATGCTGCCGGCGCTGAATGCGGTACTGACGCCGATCGGCGCCCTGGTCGACGGTTTGGCTTGGGCCGCTGAGACATTCCCCGGCGTGACGGGCGCGCTCGCTGTCGCAGCTGGTGGCCTGGCCGCGCTGAAACTAGGCGCGCTGGGTTTGAAGTTCGTCGGGCTGATGCTTGGCCAGGGGCTCAACCGGGCGAGTCTGGCCCGCGCACGATTGGACGCCAACACGAGCCGCACGGCGATCGCCGCCGACATGGCGGTCGGCCGACTGAATGCCACTCTCGGCCGGCTTGGTTCCTCTGGCGTCGGCGGTGCCGGCGCTGGTGGTGCTGCAGGCGGAAAGGCTGGCAAAGCAGCCGGCGCAGCGGCCAAGGCGAGCAGGTTCGGGCGCCTGTCGGCTCTGGGCGGAAAGATTATCGGGCCTGCAGTGGCAGCGCTCAGCCTTGCCACGGTCGCTAGCGGGGCGCTGGCCTCGCCAGCGGCGTTATCGACCGTTCCTGCAGGCGCTGGCAAGGCTGCCGCGCCGATCGTTGCTGCAGCAGCACCAGCGGCGGCCAAGGCCGCGCCGCTGCTTACGCTGGTGCCGAAAACTGGCGCACCTGGTTCGGTTGTTCCTGGTGCGCCGCGTATGCCGCCGACGCTGTCGGTTGTGCCTGCAGGCGCGCCAGCTGCTGCAGTGCCTGCCAGCCTTCGCCCGGTTGTTGCTGCAATCGCTCCGGCGCCGTTCCTGCCGACTGCGCCTGCGGGTGCGATCGCGGGGGCGGCCTCGCGTGCTGCGCCAGTTGCTGCCGAGGTCGCGGAAAAAGCACCCGGCGCGCTGGCCAAGGCTGCGGCCGTGGGCGGTAGCGTGCTCGGGCCGGTGGCCAAGGTCGCGGCCAAGGTGGCCACGCCCCTAATGCTGCTCTCGGGCGCCGCTACGGCCGCTGACGGAATTGCCAAAGGTGACGCCGGCCAGGTTGGCGGCGCCGTCGGCGGCATGGCTGGCGGTTGGGCTGGGGCGTCTGCCGGTGCGGCGATTGGCACCATGATTTTTCCGGGCGTGGGCACGGCCGTCGGCGGTGCTGTTGGTGCGGTGGCGGGTAGCGGGGCGGGCGAGTGGCTGGGCGCGAAATTGGGCGCCCTGATCGACAAGCTGAAAAGCCCCGAGGACACCGCCAAGGAAGTGGCCAAGAGTATCGAGATCAAGCAGCCGATCACGTTCTCGCCGCAAATCACGCTGACGCCTACCGGCGACCCTGCGTATGACCAGCGGCTAACCGAGCAGATCCTTGCGCGGCTCAGGGCTGAAATGATGGCCTCGGGCATCGGCGGCGACCCGCTGGCGGTGCGTCGCAGCGCCTCTCTAACCGATGGGAGTGATTAACCAATGGCGCAGCAAATGGCGCTGGGAGACTTTGTTTTCAGCCTGTCGAGCGGCTTTCCCTACGACACCCTCGACCGTAAAACGTCGGGGGGCTGGGTAACGATGGACATCATCAGCGGTAAGCCCCTGTCGCAAAATACCGGGCAGGGGCTGGAGACGGTAAGGCTCAACGGCAAGGCGCAATTTTCGGCCGGCATGGCGAAGGTGCAGCGCCTGCGGGAAATGGCAAACGCGCGCGTCCCTTACGTCCTGGTCGACGGTGTCGGCCAGGTGTGGGGCCGCTGGAAAATTCAGGACGTGAGCGAGTCGCAAAAGCGCGTGCTCGATGACGGCACCGCGACGCTGCTCGAGTGGACGTTAGAGCTCGAGGAGTTCGTCAATGCGTAGGGTTCGCACCATTGCCGGCGACACGGCAAATATTCTGCTTTATCGGGAGCTCAAGCGCTCCGACGACGCCGCCGAGGCGGCTTTCTGGCTGGTTAATGCTGACCTGGTCGACTATGGCGCGTCGCTTCCTGCGGGGCTATGGGCATTTCTGCCCGAGCTCGAGGAGGCCGCGACGTCGGCCGCTTCTGTCAGTGCCTGGGACTAAGGGGATTTTATGGCTATTGGATTCACGCCGGCCGTGGAAGTGGCCGGGGCTAACGCCGCGCTGATCAATAAGCGGTTGGTCGATTGGGAGCGCGTCGATGCGGCCGGCGTCGAGTCGGACACGCTGAAACTGACGGTCAATATCGAGGGGCTCGAGGGTCTGCCAAGTGTCGACGGTAAAGTCAGCATGAGTCGCGGCTACCTCGAGACTGGCCTCGTCGACGGCGGCGAGTACGTGGTAACGCGCACTACGCCCCAACTTTTCCCGGCGCAGCTGCTGATCGTGGCCACGGCCGCACCGTTCAAGGTGGCGGATCAGACCAAGTTCAAAGAGCGCCGATCGGCAAGCTATGGCCCGACCACGCTCGGCGCGATCTTTCGCGAGCTGGCCGGTCGTCACGGCTTCTCGCCGCGCATTGCCGGCGATCTCGACGCGATCGTAATAGACCACGTCGACCAGTCGAATGAAACAGACATGGGCTTTCTGACCCGCATCGCGAGCAAATACGACGCCGTGACGAAGCCCGTAAACGAGCTCTATGTAATGGCTCGTCGGGGGCAGCTGAAATCGCTCAGCGGCAAGACGTTGCCCGTCGTGACTCTGTCGGTCACCAAGGACAATCGGCCGGGCGATCGCTCGTTCGTAAACGCCAGCCTCGACGAAGACAGTCGGGTCAAGTTCAAGGGTTGCAAAACAGTCTGGTGGGATGGCGCGGCCGGCAAAGAGTGCATCGTCGAGACGGGAGCCGAGCCGTTCAAGAAGGTACGCCAGCGCTATCAAAACGAGGCCGAGGCCAAGGCTGCAGGCGAGGGGGAGTCGCGGAAAATCAAGCGCCAGGCCGCGAAACTGCGGATCGACTGCCCCGGCAATCCTGCTTTGCAGGCCGAGGGTCTGGTCGAGCTCGACGGCACCTGGCCGAGCTTCCTACAAGGGCAATGGTCGATCGATAAAGTCACTGAAACGAGTAGTCGCGCACAGGGTTATCGCTGCGTGGTCGAGGCGTCATATCCAGCATGAAAAAGCCCCCACTGCCTTGCGGCGGTGGGGGCTTTTGTTGTTTCTGGCGTTTACTGCTCGAACAGCTGGCCAGGCATGGTCGGCGGGTTCTGGTAGTCGCGGATCACGCTTGGCAGGTTCTGCAGATCCT